AGATCCTCCGCTTCTTCACAAGGTGAGTCTTCCGAAAAATCCTCTCAAAGCGATCAGCCTGTACAAACTGATAAATCATCAGAGAAGCAAAAAACAGAACAAGAATCAAAAGAAGAAAGTTCATCAAAAGAGGTTAAGGAAGACGATTTAGAAAAAGATAAAGAAGGTAAGCAACAGCAAGACCCAGAACAAAAAACTGAAGATAAGAAAGAATCTCAAGAAAAAGAATCATTATCTGAGACTAGCACGGAAACAGATAATGTCAAGGAATTACCAATAATAGAAACACCTATTGATTTAAATGATTTATCAATAAGACAAGTATCTCCAACATCATGATTAGCTATATATTAGAAAATTATAAAGATAACCTTATGGGTATGTTATTTGCTTATATTGGTATAATTTCAATTGTAGCAATGTTTTTGCCTAAGAATAATTTTATCGTTAAAATATTCAATGAATTTAAATTAATAATAACATCTTTATTTAAAAAATGAGCCACGAATTAGAATACCCCTTGTTTCCTATAATTGAACCAGAATATCCTTTGTTTCCTATAGAGCAACCTATTAATATAGAAGAACCTATATCTATAACTATATCGGATACACCGTTTTTTTATATTCCAGATATGCCGCAGTTCTTAAGAGAAGATTTTAAAGGACTAGAGTTCGAGGGAGTTCAATACAGTTGGAAAGAATTTGATTACAGACTTTCAGTAGATTATAACAGCGTACCAGAACCAGCATTTGTTGGTTTATTTATGGGACTTTGTTTACTAACATTAACACTAATCAATAGGAGAAAATAATTATGGCACACGCAGGAAAAGGAAGTTGTGGAGAAAAAAAAGGTGGTAAAAAGCCAAAGCGTACAGCAATGCGAGGTAAGATGAAATACTAATGTCTAGATTAATGTCAGTCGTAGTATTTGGTAAACCCAAGGGAGCTTGTTGCCCTGCTTGTGCTGCTGAAGCTGAAGCAAAAGCAAATAGGCGTAAACAACCTAATTACAATAGGAGGAAAGTATAATGCCTCCTGGTAAATATAGTGCAAAACAAAAAAAATTAGCTAGGTTAGCAATACCTAGAAACAAAATAACAGCAAAGGATTTGGAGGTCCTAAGAGGTGGAAAGAAAAATATTAAGCGTAGCTAGAAAATTAGAAAAAGCTAGTAAGGCACACGCTGGACAAGCTAAATTATTAAAATCATTAGTTAAAAATGGCACAAAAAAGAAAAAGTAACAAAATCTGCCCTGCAGGTATAGCTTGGGCTAGAAGAACTTTTGATAAGTATCCATCAGCGTATGCTAACATGGCTGCTTCAAAGTATTGTAAAGACCCTAATTATGCAAAGGGTGCAAAAGGTAAACGCAAAAAGAAAAGATAATTTATTATGGCATATTTACAAAAAAGCAAAGTTCAACAAATACAAGACGCATTAAAAAGTAATGCTAAATCAACTAAAAAAGCAGATACAATGCTAAGAGAAAAAAGCGTAGATGCTGAGTTTCAAAGATTTTTAATTGAAGATAAAAAAAGACTTAGTCAGGAGAGAAAAAATCTGATGAAGATGCTTGAAAAAACTAAAAGACAAACCAAATAATGGGCGAACTAGCAAAATGGAGAAAACAAAATTGGGTAAGGATTGGTACAGATGGATCAATTAAAGGGCCTTGTGGCACATCTAAAAACAAGAAGAATCCGGACAGATGCCTTCCATTGGCTAAAGCTAGAAGTTTATCCAAGGCTGAAAGAGCAGCAACTGCTAAAAAGAAAAAAAGAGCAGGAGCAAAAGGAAAACAATTCGTAAGTAATACACCTAGAGCAAAAGTAAGAAGTAAAAAGTAATGTCAAAGAAAAGTCCTAAGCAGTCAATGAAATGTGGAGAGGTTCGCAGGAGCACTCGTGCAGGTAAAAAAATTATGAAACTCTACTGCATTAACGGCAAGAGAAAGCTCGTCCATGCAGGTGCTAAAGGATATGGGCACAATTACTCTCCTGCAGCTAGAAAGTCATTCAGAGCTAGGCACAAGTGCGATACTGCAAAGCCTGGAACTGCAAAGCATTTAGCCTGTACAAAGCTATGGGCAGGTAAAGGTGGTAGCACAAAATCATCTCCTAAAAGTCGTAAAGGTAAATACTAGTGGCAAGATATGATACATATACTCGGTATGATGACAGAATAGCCGAAGATTTAGATATTGGATTCATAGGATTCAATAATCGTCTTCGTCCTGATCAATTAACAAGAGGTATATTGTCAGATAGTAAAAATGGAAGAATGACCCAAAATGGTGAGTGGCAAACTCGCAAAGGCGTTGATAATATAAAAGCTCCACTTACTACTAATGAAACTGCATTTCAAGTGCCATTTTTTTTAATTAATGATGCTACAGGTTATACAAGTAATTCACTAGCAATAACTAGTCAAAAATTACATATTACAGTAAATCAAGATTTAACATCTAATTTAGCAGTAAATATGACAGGTATTGTATTTATTGATACTGATAATCTTACAGGAATTACATTAGCAAAAACTAATCATAAAGTTACAATTACTGCTATTGATTCTGTTTCAGCTACATTTAGGGTAGATGAAATTACATATACAAGTGGAACACCTGGAGGTACTGTAGATTTAGATAGTTCAACCTTAAATGATACATTAGTAAATGAAATATATGGCTCTTGTATTTTTTCTGACCCTAACTCCGAAACTGATAGCTACATTATACTTGCGGCTAATTCACAAGCTATAGCAATTAAAATATCTGATACAAGTACGCAATATACTATGGCTTATCCTGCAACTGAAACAATTTCAGAGCCTGTAGATATGATACAGGCATTTAATAAATTGATTATATTTCGCAAAGGAGATACACCTTTTGAAAAAGACTTATCTGCTACAAATATAAATACAAATCCACAATTAGATAAAGTACAAAGTGGAGAGTACTCTCAACCGGTGCAAATTGTTTGTGCTTCTGGAGAATATGCACAAATAGAAAACAGAGGTATTGTTCATCAAAGCGATGGTGTATCCGTTGGAGATACTATTTCAGTAATAGGAAATAGAACTATTGCTTCTGATCAAGATTCAGGATTAAAAGTAGGAGAAACTTTTGTAGTAGCAAAAGTATTTATAGGAGGTTCTACAACAAGTATTACAAATGCTACAAAATCTTCTACAGCAATATCAGGTGGTGAATACGATGGATTTTATAAAGTAACATTAACAGCAGCAGGGCATACAAAAAATGTAGGAGACCCAATTGATATTACAGGATTCGGAGATACAAAAATAGATGGTTCTAGATTTGTTGCAGAGGTTAATGGAAATAATGTTATTGTTTATGTTCCTCAAAATCCTTCACTTACACTTAGTGGAGATGAAACATTAGCACTTGCACATGGCTTTGAATTTTATATTGATTCAGCTAAAACTGATCTTCATATTACAGATGGAGCAAGTTTAAGTGCTACACCTGTATTTACAAGAAAGGTATCTGAAGGATTGGGATTTACTCATATGCCTGCCCCTGAATATGGTATATACCATCAAAAAAGATTAGCTGTTCCTTATAGATATAGCGTAAGCGATACAGCAGATACCTACGCTGATAGAAAAATATTTGATGAAATATTAATATCTGATATTTTGGATACAGATACATACGATCAAGTATATGGTCAGTTCAGATTTAATGCTGGTAAATCAGATTTTAATGTAGGTATGCACTCATTCTCAGATGATAAATTAATAGTATTTAATAGAAATAGTATTCATTTAGTATCTGCTAGTAAAAATTTGGGTACTGCTGTAGTTCAACTTTTAACAGATGAAGTTGGATTAGTTGCAAGAAAATCAGTTATACAGGTAGGTAATCAAGTTTTATTTTTATCAGATAATGGTGTATACGGAGCAAACTTTATAGATTTGTATAATCTTAGAGGTAATGAGTTACCACTATCTGAAAGTATTCAGAAAACAATTAATGATATAAATAAAGACGCTGCAGATAAATCAGTAGCAGTATACTTTGATAATAAATATTATCTTGCAGTACCACTAAATAAAAGAGATTCAGATGGAAATTTAATTACTGCTACTGCAAATAACGCTTTGCTTATTTATAATTTTTTAAATAAAAGTTGGGAATCTATAGATAACATAAATAATATATTATTAGATAATGTAACTACTATAACTAATTTTGAATTTACAAATTTGCTTGTAGCAGGAAAAGGCTCTAATAGAGGTGTTTATGTAGTAAATACAGATGGTGGGATACATAAATTAGAAGTATTTGAAGATGGTATAGACAGAGTTATTACAGATATTGGAGAAACATCCAAAAGTGAAACAAGAGTTCAAGGCTCTGCAACTAGCCGAATGTTTACCTTAAAGTCTATAGATCGTAAAAAATTTAATAATTTTGAGTTACATTTGCAGTCAGGTTTAGATAATTCATCTAATGTATCTATATCGGCTACTACAGAAAATATTGATTCTGAGCCTGCTTTAGATTTAAAAACTGCAGAATTTTATTTAGGTGAAAAAATAAAACCTGATGAAGATGTATCCATTAGAGGTCGTATAGGAAACAAACGAGCATACGGATTACAAATGACTTTAGAAAGCACTTTAGGTAGACCTAGATTTAGATCACTTAAAATTGCAGGAGCACAAACAAATAACTCGACAAGCTCTGTACAATAGTATAAATAAATAATGTATTAATATGGCTATATTAAGTAAAGGACAAACATTTGGCTCAACTGAGCAGATTACATCCGGAAAACTGCACGCTTTGGTAGATAGTGCTACATTCGTAACAGGAGGTAGTGGTACTTGTGAAACAGGTGGTGGTCTTGAGGTTACATCTAATGGTAGGCTTGGTATTCAAGATGGTGAAGTAGACCTAGTTAAATTATCTACTAATAATGCTTTGAACTCTGGATTGTACGGAGTGCTAGATAAAGTGTACCCTGTTGGTTCTATTTATGTATCAACTGTATCTACAAATCCTGATTCATTGTTTTTTGGTGGTACATCACTAACAACTTGGGTTGCATACGCAACAGGTAGAACTTTAATTGGTGTAGGATCAGGTACAGATAATCAACCATCTCCACAGACTACAACTTTTGGTGCTGGAGATACCGAAGGTGAATACAGACATACACTTACTATTAATGAAATTCCACAGCACAATCACCTCAATACTGCTAGTCCGGGAGCGTCAAGCAGAACAGTTTGGCACGATAGCCAATCCGGATACGGTTCAAATAGAGTCAGTCACTTCGGAAGTGGTAGTTCTTACGCTGGTAGGTCTACTATGGGTCAATTGGTAGTTAATAATGGGGGAGATGCTTCTCACAATAATATGATGCCTTACATAGTAACTTATATGTGGAAACGAACAGCTTAATATGAAAAACTTTTTAATAGATTTTTTTAGACCCTTAGATAATCTTATCTTTAATTACTTCGTAAAGATAGGAGCTGTTAAGTGCATAGACCCCGGAACAGCAATAGCAATAGGAAGTAATATTTTAGGAGGTATTTTCGGAAGTAGAAGTGCTAAGAAAGCAGCTAGTCAAAGAGCACAGGCATTACAAAAAGCTTATTCTCAATTTAGAGACCCATCTAAAATAATCGGAGAGGCTTATACTACAGGCATTTACGGAGAAGAGCCTATGCAGGCTATACTTGGTCGTGAGCTTGACCTAATACCTCAGTTTCAAGAATTACAAAGAGCTAGAGCTTTTGGTGCAGCGGATATTACAAGAGACATCCAAGAGGAATCTAAGTTGCGTCAACTTGGATTAATAGGTCAATACGGTGATCAAATTAGATCAACTTTAGAAGACCCAAGATTAGCTAGGGTAGCAGAAGCTCAAATGGATATTGCTGAAAGAGCAGCCGCAAGAGCACAGGGGCCTCTAAGTCCTGAAGTAGCTAGAGAAGCAACTCAAACTGCATATGCAACTGCTCCTGCAGGTAGAGAAAGAGATGCTTCTGGGATTGCTGCAGTAGCTTTAAGTAGAAGAGGTGCACAACAACAAGCAGAACAGTTCGCACAAACTTCATTAGGTCGAGCAATGCAAGCATCTTTCCAAGCTAAAATTGACCCATATCAGTTTATGTTTGGTACTCCTTCAGCAGAAGAAAAAATGGCTACATCATTTTTAGGTGGAGCACTTGCTCCTCAAGTAACCGATCCAGGGTATGCATTTAACTTAGGGCAAATGGCTGATCAAAGAAGAGCACAAGCTATTCTCGGTCAAGGACTTGCTAAAGCACAAGGAACTGCTGCTTCTGGACAAATACTAGGAAAAACAATTGCAGGTATAGGAAGCTCACTAGGTAATTTATTCAAACCTCAAGCTCCAACTACAACTACACTTTCTTCAATACAGGAAACTGCAGCACCGATGCTACAACCAATGAGTTTACAATATAATATGCCCACTACAGGATTTACAGGTGGAGGATTTACATTTGGACCTACTAATTAATTATGCTTAAAGGATCAACACCATTAGACCCACGATTTAGTTCTTTAGATACATCTCCTGCGATTCAAGCAGGTGCTATGGAGCAACAAGCTATTGTTAATATTAGCTCTAGTATAAATCAAGCCGTGCAAAATATTGAACAAAAACGCATGGATAAAGAAGCACAAGAAATGCGTATGTCTGCACTTTCTCCATTGTTAGAGCAAAGTGGACTAGCAGGTTCTAGGGGTACAGAGACATTTAATGCTGCCCTTAAACAGTTATCCAAGAGTGATGACTTATTAGGACAAATGCAGAATTTAAGTACAATTCAATTAGCAAAGCAAGAGCTAGAACAAGAAGCTATTAAAAAAACGGCTGAAGGAACACCGTTATTGGTTACTGAAAAAGAGCTAGAAGGACTTGGTGCAGCTAATGTTACACCTAGGGTTGTAGATGGAGAAACTTTATACGAAGTAAAAAGTCAAAATCTCTCTAAAGTAGACGACAAACAGTTCATAGAAGGACTAGAAAAAATAGGTGACTCAATTACAGTTGATACCGATAATGATGGTAAGAAAGATACTAGATATACTAGAATGGGGACAGGTTCTATTGAAGCAGAATCTCTTGTAAAGGAAGAAGAGCTTACTCCATTTCAAAAGAAATTTGAAGAATCGCTTGGAGAAAGATTGGCTGAATATACTGAGTCAGGTAGAGCAATTGCAAAGGCAAATATTGAAACTTATGATGATTTAATTAATAAACTTAAATCAGGTGAACTTAAAACTAGAGGATTTACAGATTACCTACCTGAAGCGTTTGGATTTAGAGAAACAATGAGAGCTTTATTACAACCTATTAAAGAAGATGCAGTAAATAATGTTATGGGAGTTGTATTTCAATCATTGAGAGCTACATTGGGTGCTCAGTTTACTCAAAGGGAAGCTGAAAGATTAGTTGCTGCAGCTTATAATCCTAAGTTAACAGAACAACAAAATTTAACAAGATTGGAAAGAGCTAAAAAAATCTTAGAAGAAACAGTAAAGGCAAAAGATCAATTACTAGCATGGGGTAGCTCAGGTCAAAGATTAAGTGATTACAAGGGGCCTTTGCCAATAGATGTATATAGATCAAGTGTAGCTAATTTAAAAAATGAATTAGATGCTCCTACTGTAGGAGATGATAATAAAAAACCTTTAGTTATCAAAGAA